CCACCCATCTGGCCTGCACCCATAGCGGGCTGTGCGCCAAAATACTCCCGATAAGATTTTCTGTTTTCATTAACTTTCGGCTGCGCAGGGCTGGCGGGGTCAAAAATTGGATTGTTTTCTACGTACTCTTTCCAATATGCATCAGCACCGTCAAGGTGGTTATTTTGCTGGAAATAGTCAGATAAGAAATTTTGGTATTCAATGTCTTGCTGGGCCTGCGCTTTCATACCAGCGACAATTGATTTATTTGTCGCCTCTGGTTTCTTGGTACCAAATAAGGCGCTTTGGAACATACGCGCATCAAAGTCAGAAGTAGCGCCGGAACCCGGCTCACGCTGTCCGGGCGTAAGTTTATCTTGAATGGATTTCATTTCTGCCAATTCAGGGTCAAATGTTTCCATCATACCGCCTATAAGCGGGGTATTTAGCAACGCGCCGCCTGTCTTTTGCTGCTCCATCAATTCTTCAAACCGTTTGGCGTTTGTTAAGTTTTTGCGGGCCTTCTCTGCGGCGCTCGTCATGTCTTCGCCCTGCAAACGCTTTTGCGCCGCCGTGGCAGTCATGCGCTTAAACATAGCTTCTTGTTTAGGGTCATTAATAAAGCCGCTTTTCATCGGAACAACAGGAACGCCATATTCATTCATAACTGGTACTTCCATAACTTCACCAGTTACGGGGTCCGTTGTCATTTCAGTTTGTGCTGCGCCACCCTGTTTTTTAAGTTCAAGCAGAGCCGCTTGATACGGAGTAATTTGATTACGGATTGCCGCCTTTTCGCGCTCCATCATTAATTGATTGGCCATGTCAATTTGCGCTTGCATCTGCCCCATTTGCGCCTGCATACCCATGGGCGCGGTGTCTTCATTCTGCATTAGCAAATTCGCATACATCTGGCCGGACGTGCGCGGGTCGGCTTTATTCCAATTGATAGTTTCACCAGAAGGAAGGGCTTCGGTGCCGCCTGCTTGCGAACGGTTATATGCTTCCATGGCGCTTGCCATTGTGGTGCGGGCATTATCCTCGCGTTGCTTTTCAGCCCGTGCTGCCGCGCCTTCTTGATAACCGCCCAAAGCCGTAGACAATGCCCTTGCAAGCCCTGCTGCGCTGCTTTCAGGAACGACAAAACCGGACACCATTTGCGATTGGGTGGGTTGTTTGCCGCTTTCCATCAACCGTTCTGCCAAACGCTTGCGGCGTTCGATTTCCGGGTCTTCGCCTTGATAGAATTTTACAGACTTCCGTGTTGGCAACATTGTCATTACCGCACCAATCCATAGAATACGCGTTTAAACCCATCGTTACCCGTAATTACGGCTTCAGGGATAACTTGTTCGACTTCCTGCGCCATTACACCAATATGGCGGTTATCGCTGCCGAGATAGCTAAATTCGTAGATATTGATGCCGGCAGGCGTTTCGCCAATCTTAACCGCGTTATGCTTAGCGCGTTCATCAGAGAGTGAAGCCAGCCAAGTCGGGTTAGACAAGAAAGCCCCCGCAACCTGACCGCCCAAACCGAATAGCGCGTTCTGGGTATTATTCCGGCTTGCCTGATTAGCGTTATACTGACCCAACTGTGCTTGGTATTGTTGATTGACCAAGCTTGTGTAATCCACCGGGGCCGCGCCTTGGTAGCTTTTGTTCTGGAATTGCGGGTTATTAACCTGCACACCAGACGTAAGGCCCAGATATTCGTTAAGCGGCGCATTTCGGGTCGCGTTGTATTCGTCAATACCCTGAAGTCTGCGTTGCAAAGCTTGGTTTTGAAGCGTTCCACCGTAGTTAGCCCCTTGCAAAATAGCCTGCATCCGAGCGTCATTTTTCGTCTGGTTAAATTGGTCCATTTCTCTACGGTAAGCTTCGGAACCTTGACCAATCCCTTGGTTAATCAATCGAGTGCGTAGTGCTTCTTCATCCTGTGCAAAACGCGGGTCCAGACGGGACAACAAGGCTTCCTCACCACGGCGGGATGCCGTCTGTGCGTCTTCAGCCGTGAACGCATCAGGAAGCCCAGCAAGGCTGTACGGCGTGGAAAGGGTCGTATCCACGTTTCCAAGCATCCTGCCACCCATTTCAAGGCGCTGGCGCTCTTGTGCTGTTTGTGCGTTGTAAATGGCCTGTTGTTCAGGGGAAAGCGTAATCGTGGAAGTAAATGACGGCGGGGCGTCACCAATCAAGAAATCTTCCATTTTCGGCGCAACAGGAGCCGCGCCACCACCAGAGCCGCCAGTGCCTTGCTGTATCCACGTGTTTCCTGTGCTATCCCAGTAGCCGCTAGAGCCGCCTTGAGAAGGCGCAGGGTTAGACAGCGCGGTTTGATATGCTTCCATCGCCTTGTTATAGGCGTCCATATTATATGACTTGCCGCCGCCTGTTTGCGCGTAGGTCAAATTACCATACGGCGTAATCTGGTTGACGTTATTTAAAACGGCGTTCCAATACGCGGTTTCTTTATTGGTTTTCGATTGCGCTGCCGCCGTTGCTGCGGGGTCCGGCGCTGCGGGGGCCGAACCGCCACCTGATTTTTTACCCATTTATCCACCTGCATTCTGATTTAAGCATACCCCAAGACAGGAAATCACCGCCGCAGGGGTTCATTTCCCTGTGCAGTCCCTCTAACTTGAAGCCTAATCTGTGATTGAACATGGTAATCCCTTCATCGTCCGCTGGACTGTGCGTTTGCACTCTTTTCAACCTGAGTTGAATGAAGGGATAACTGAAAAACGCTTTTAGATTATGCCTTGTAGCCCATCTTTTGTCAATGCTGGCTACGGACATCTCAATCATGTAAGGATTATCGTTTATATCGGTAATTTGATTATTGTAAACAACACCGGCGATTAACCGCCCGTTGTCTACCACGCCAATCGCTACAGAGTTTTTAAACTGCCCTTCTTTTCCAAAAATATGGACGGACGCCCAGTCAGCTATTTCAGCATCATTACCGTAAACAAGCGTCAAAGCACCCCGCCGCGCTCAAATACAATATCGGTAGACTGCCAGCGGACGTTTAGCCCTTGGGTCGAGGTTTTTACCCTCACACCCCCGGAATAACCAACCCCCGAAACGGACTGCCATTTTTTCAGAATGTTATCCCCAGAACCCCAGTCTGATGTATCCCATGGGGCAATATCCCATTCACTTCCTGCGGACCCTGAATAAGCCGGTCCATATTGAGGGATGCGGGTTTCATAATCGACATTCATCAAAACGGCGGGGGTTACATCACCCTCGGCTAAAAAGATAGGCCGCACCATTTTAAAATGCTTCATTTGGCCTTTAGAGCCAAAATAGCTAAACGCCTGTTGAACGTCCGTTTCGATATCATCCCCGTCATCGTCCGTCCCGGTATCCGCAGTATATACCTTGCCGGAACCTCCAAAATACAGAGTATCCCCCAAGACTTCCCAGCAAAACGCGTTCCATCCTGTAAAGGTACACCATGCGCCCGTAATCGTATTCATGACAAACTGGTATGAATTGGCGCTTTCAGTCGTGGGGATGTTCAGGATTAGCTTACTACCCGTGGGGTATAAAATTGGCTGCCAGCCAAAGTTGGTTTCATAAGACCGGATAGCCGCCGTGATAAGGTTTGATATTTTATCCGTCACGGCTTCTTGTAACTGCGAACGGTCAGTGAGAAGCGATTTAGATAGGGGGAAAGCGCCGTCCGTTGTAAGCAACAGAACGTCCGCACCTGCTTTAATCGCGCACCTGCGGCCTATGGGCCTGCCAATCCTAAAAGTCCCTTTTAACGCCCATGTATTCGCGCTTGACGGGTCCGTGCCTTGATAGAGTGCAACCTCACCCTCAGACGTGATAAACGCCGCGTAATCGTCAATACCTGCCGCGTTATCAATGGTCCAGTTTACCATAGCCATCAAATATCCGCCCTGCTTGAACAAGCCGGAAAGGTCCAGAGCGTTTGCTGCGCCGCCAATTGAGGAAACAGGCAGATACCACGCTTTCAGAGTGTCTTTTTCAATCAGCCATACGCGGTTTTTAAAGTTATTAATATGGATACAATCCGCAGTATCAACCCCGGTTACTGTGGTAGTCGTGCCGTCTTCATACCATGCAGAACCCGTATAGACCTGCATTTTATCCTGACCGTTTACGGCAAGAAGAAAATACCCACCTGCGGTCCCCATGGTGATGTGTTGAAAACGGGAATTTGCCAACCCGGTAACAGCCGCAGCACCTACAGCTCCCGCCGCGGTCACTTCAACAATCTCACCGTTGGCAATCGCCCATAATTCTTGAGTGGTTCCTGTGTTGTAACTCATAAGAGTATCAACAGCGCCCGTTAATCCTGTGGCGTGGGTAGCGTAACCTTTCCGAACGTCCACACTAGACGTAGACGGGAACCAATTCGTCATGATAGGCGCTTCGCTTTCCTTCATGTTGGCAATAGCGTCACGGCCATTCAAACCACCTGTCGGGGCAGGCATGGAAGCGGTAGACGATACGGGACGGCCAGACGCCTTGCGGGGCTTGACTATCATCTACCATACCCCCCATCAGGGATATTGTCCGTTCCAAGGAATTTCAAACCACCGTTATAAGTAAGCGATAAATCACGCGCACCGCCATCACGCGCCAGAACACGCATACAGTCAGTGTCGTAGTCTAGCTTTTCCTGGGTATAATCCAGACCCTTTGCACGAAGGAAGCGCCACTTCATGCCTTGAATGAAACAATCTTCATCAAGCTTGTAAGTGTCCGTGTCTGCGGTCCATTTTGTTTGTGCTGTTCCACCAGAAGATTGGCACCATGCATTTGAATAGTAATCAAACGCCACTTCCTCGCCATCCGTATCAGGAACGGGGAAAAGGTACATTTTGTTGTTACGGACGTAGAATTTCTTACGCGGTCCGCTGGCTACCGTTCCATAGCGCAAAACCTGCTTTTCCTGCGCCGTAATCGGACCCATCAATTCCCAAAGCATATTCCCGTCCCAATAGGAACGCTGCACAAAGTATTCAAAATCAGAGGGCAGTGAATAGCCGAATTGTGCAAAGGTAATTGAAACGCCCGTTCCAGACGCCGTGCAAGCGCGGTCCAAGGTGACTTGTGTGGCACTGTCTACGCTCACCACTTTGGCTTCGCGCGGGATACCTGTACCGCTAACCGACCATGTTTCCGCAGTAATGCCTGCTGTGGAGGGGATGTTTGTAATAACCGCGCTGCCGTCTGTCGTGTTGCCAGTCGTCGCGCTTTGTACTTCAGTTTGAAATACGTATTCTTTGTGAAGCGCCTGCCATCCACCACGGGAATTAGCCAAAGCAGAAAAATCCTTGCCCTCACGATTAGCAAGGGCGAGGAGTTGTCTTGATTGGTCGTCAACCTGTCCGATGATTGCAGACGGCTGCGGGATGCCTATTTCATCGCAGGCTGCCTGCACCAGTTCCAGAAGCGTCCTCGGCATTCATTACCCCCTTGGGCTTAGGTCCACGTTTTTTAGGCTGCTTGGCTTCTTCCGGGGCTTGGCCCATCGCAAGAAGCTGATTTTTTAATGCCGTGTTATCGGCTTCCAAACGCGCAAGGCGTTCCATCAATTGAGAAGTGCCCGCACCTTCTTTTGCGCTTTCCAGCCATGCCTTAGCTTTATCGCGCATTTGACGCGCACCCAGCCAGCCCATGGCATTCTCACCCAATGCAGCGAGTTGCTCAACCGTGTGAATGTTCAGCGCCTTCATGCTCATAGCGTCTGATTTGGTAATCATCGCCCATTCATTAATAGGCGTACCTTCTACCGCGACTTGGCTTTGCTGGTTTTTAAATGCCTGATATTGGCGCGGCCAGCGTTCAGTGTCCGGGGGCTTTGCGCCGTCATAGGTCGTGCGGACAGGGCGCTTAATGACTGTTTTATTATCGCCCACGATACGAATACAGATATACTCGCGTTCCTCGTAAATCGGACGGCCTGCTTCCGTGGACTTCGCTTTATTCTCAACCGGATGCATGAAAAATTCTACGAAAAGGCCGCTGTCGTCGCCGTGTTTCACAAGATAGTTTTGGCCTTGTTTGATAATCTGCGGGTCGCTAAGCATTTAATTCCCTTTCGTTGGATTGGATTATAGCACTATTTTTTTCATTTAGGTATTTACAAATGTCCGGAATTAAGCCCTCACCGATGACGTTTATTGTAAATCCTTGGTCCACCAGTCTGGCGTAGACATCCTTGAAACCCATCGCCTGCCGGTACATCCACGGGGCGCACTCGTACTTTTTACCTAATAACCATACATCAATTCGCCCATCCTTGTCATTTAAGGGCTGTGAATAAGCATGG